TCCTTATTTACTATCTTCTTTAAAGTTAAATGATAGAGTAATAGTTTCTAATAAACGATATATTATAAACACACTTACAACTGATTTAACATCCGGTGAAGTAGAATTAGAACTACTAAACGATTTTAGGGATATAACACAAAACACAACGTATTTAAGATATTCAAACATACCATTTTTAATAGTAGATAACACGGCACAAGTAGTTCAGTTTATAATCTACAGAAATAACTACGATACCTTTGATGTAAAGCTATCTACTGACTTTTTAAGCTACCCATTAACAACTGATAATGATGCAGATATATTGTTAGATGTAACTATACCTATTAATACTACTGCAGCAGATAGAAACGATGTAGTGATATTAGAATACTTTGAAAACGGAGTTGGAACAATAATACAAATACCTGTACTACAATATGCTTAAAAAAATATTTGAACTTCTGCAATGCACAGAGCATTACGGACAAAGCGAATTAATAGAAATTGCTAAAGGCAAATATGAACTGCCTACAACATTTAAAAAAGGATTTAACCAAATTAAAAGGGAAATGAAATGGCAGAAAAGTACGAAATAGATTTAGAGTTAAAAAGTAACTTTGACAAGGTTGTTAAAAATGTTGATGACCTTAAAAAAGGAATGCAGGGTGTCCAAAAGGAAACTGAAGATATATCTAAATCAGCAAAGAATGCAGAAAAAGGTGTAAAATCTATTGGTGATGGATTTAAGGCAGTAGGTTTATCTATTAAAGCAATGGGTATAGGTTTGCTTCTTGAAGCGTTTGCTATATTGAAAGATGTGTTTTCACAAAATCAACAAGTAGCTGATGCTTTTTCTACTGCTATTGGTGCTTTATCTATTGCTTTTAATGATTTAGTAAAGTTCTTAATTAAAAACATACCTGTTGTTGTAGGTTTCTTTAAAGATATATTTGAGAATCCACAAAAGCACATTGAAAAATTAGGAAATTTAATTCAAGAAAATTTAATTGAACGATTTGAATCATTATTAAAAACTGCAGGATATTTAGGCGAAGCATTAGGTAAATTATTTGAGGGCAAATTTGCGGCAGCAGTTGAATCAGTTAAAAAAGCGGGTAAAGAATCAGTGGATATTTTTACCGGTGTAAACAATTCGGTAGATAGAGCAGGAAAAGCAGTTGAAGATATAGGTAATGCAATTAGTAAATATGGTAAAGAAACTTTAAATGCAGCAGCAGCAAATAATGAATTACAAAAATCAGCACAATTAGCAGCGGCAGACCAAGCTAAATTAGTAGAAAAATATGGTATTGACGCTGAGAAACAAAGGCAGATACGCGATAATGATTTAATAAGTATTAAAGAAAGAATTGAAGCTAACGATAAGTTAAAAGGCATTATAGATTTGCAAGGTGAAGCTATGACAAAATTAGCTAACAAACAACTTGAAGCGGCACAAGCAACTTATGAACTAAATAAATCTACTGCAAATAAAATAGCTTTAACTCAAGCAGAAACCAATGTATTATCTGTAAAAAATCAAGTTGAAGGTTTAACAAGTGAGCAGGAACAAAATAGAATTGCGTTAAGTAAAGAACTAACTGCAATGAAACAAAGTGAAATTGATGGTATTGCTTTATTGACTTTAGAAAACGAAAAGTTTACTGCTTCTTTAGAAAAAGATAATTTAAAAAGATTAAGCATTGAAAAAGAAATATTACTTGCTGAACAAAAAACAGAGAAAGAAAGGTTAGAATTAAAAGTAAAAAACGCTAAAGAAGGAACTCAAGCAAGGGTAGATGCTGAGTTAGAACTTAAAACAAGAATGCAAGAAATCGGAAACGAAATTAAGCAAAACGCAAAAGATACTTCTGATGAAGAAATAGCACAAGCAAAAGCTGCTGCTGAAGGTAAAAAAGCTATTCAAGAATCTACGTTTTCAGTTTTAGAAGGTGGTATTGGTTTATTAAAAGGATTATTTGAAGAAAATAAAGATATACAAAAAGCATTATTAATAGCTGAAAGTGCTACCGGTATTGCAAGAATTATTACCAATACATCAGCAGCAAATGCAGCAGATACTTTTAGTGCTTCTATGATGGGGCCTATAGCAGGGCCACCATATTTAGCTACCAAATTAGTTTTAAATAAAGTAGGTGCAGGTATTGGCATTGCCGCCAATTTACTTGCAACATCAAAAGCATTAAGTGCGTTAGGCGGTGGTTCTGCAGGTGGTGGTTCTGCACCAAGTGGACAAGCGGGCGGTGGAGGTTCTGCACCACAATTTAACGTAGTAGGCGCTACAGGTGTTAATCAATTAGCAGGTGCAATTAGCAATAGAGAACAACAACCTGTACAGGCATATGTAGTAGCAAATAATGTAACTACTGCACAAAGTTTAGATAGAAATATAATACGTTCAGCTACATTAGGATAAATAAAACAAAATTAGTATAAATTAATTTTAAAATAAAAACAAAATGCGAATAGTAGAATTAATATTAGATGATGATAAAGGTACAGGTGTAGAAGCAATTTCAATAGTAGAAAATCCTGCTATAGAAGAAAACTTTGTAGCACTAAATAAAGAAATAGAAATCAAACTTGCTGAAGTAGATTCTGATAAACGTATTTTAATGGGTGCTGCATTGATACCTAATAAAAACATTTATAGAAGAGCAGGTGATGACGAGTACTATATTTTCTTTTCAAAAGATACAGTTAAAAAAGCAAGTGAATTATATTTAATGAATGGCTTTCAAAACAACGCTACATTAGAACACAATACTAAACTAAAAGATTTATCAGTAGTTGAATCTTGGATAGTAGAAAGTGAAGTAGATAAATCACGTAACTATGGTTTAGAAATGCCTATTGGTACTTGGATGGTTTCAATGAAAGTAAACAATGAAGATATTTGGCAGGAGTTTGTTAAAACTAAAAAGGTAAAAGGATTTAGCATTGAAGGATACTTCAGCGACAAAGTAGAAATGAATTTACAGCAAGCTAAAGATGATGAATTGATTGAAAAAATTAAACAACTACTAAAAAATGAATAACGAAATTAAAACAACATCGCCAAAGGGCGGTAAACGTGGTTGCTTGTGTAAAGACAATACGTACAACTCTAAATGCTGCAACGGAAAACTGCGTGAACAAGGCATAGGTACTTTAGTAGGTCAAGGTAACGAACCTGTTAATATATAACAATTTAAAACAACAATTATTAATATTAAAAATTTTATTATGTCAACTGAAAAATTAGTAAACAACGCTTTGTTTGGAAAAACTGAATTATCTACTCAGAAAGTAGAATTAGCAAATTTGCAATCTGTAGTAAAATTAGATGATACTGCTTTTAAGATTAAAGATAAAGCATTGGCTTCAGCTAAAAAAGCACAAGATTTTTTAATTGATGTATCAAATAATTCTAACGCTGCGATTTCTGCATTTAATGCGGTAATAGCTGAGGTTGATACTTTAGAAAAACAAGCTGCGGATTTAGGGTTGTCTTTACCTAATGATGCAAGAGTTGCAAGAGATTCAGCAAAAAGAGAATTATCCCAATTTACTGAATTAAAATCAAAAGTTAGCGGTATTAAACTATAAATTAAGTAAATATGAATGTAATTAATGAAATCAAAACTCTTTTGGGAATGGAGGTAAAACTTGCCCAAATGAATCTTGAAGATGGTGTTACAGTTATCGAAGCAGAAGTATTCGAAGCTGATGCTGCTGTTTTTATTGTAAACGGTGAAGATAGAATTGCCGTTCCTGTAGGGGAATACAAACTTGAAGATGGAAACATTTTAAAAGTTGAAGTAGAAGGTATTATTGCTGCTATTGAAATGCCTGAAGAAGAAGTACCTGCTGAAGAAGCGGTTGCACCCGAAGTAGAAGTAGAAGTTGAGGCACAAGCCGCTGCTCCTAAACGTGTAGTTGAATCAGTTACTAAAGAAATGTTCTTTTCTGAAATTGAAAAACTACGTGCAGAAATTGCTGAATTAAAATCAGTAAAAGAAGAGTTAAGTGCTGAAGTTGATGTACAACCTTTAACACACTCACCTGAAGTTACATCTTCAGTTAAATTAAATAAAATTTCATCTAATCGAACAATGTCTACACAAGACCTTGTAATGTCTAAACTTTTTAACTAAATATAAAAAATGGCTACAACTACTTCCATTACTTCTACCTATGCGGGAGAATTTGCAGGAAAATACATTTCTGCTGCATTATTATCAGGTTCTACTATTGCAAATGGTGGAATCGAAGTTTTACCTAATGTAAAATACAAACAAGTAATTCAAAAAATCGCTACTGATGGTATTGTAAAAAATGCTACTTGTGATTTTGATGCTACTTCTAGAGTTACTTTAACTGAAAGAATTATTACACCTGAAGAATTTCAAGTAAATTTACAATTGTGTAAAAAAGACTTCCACAATACTTGGGAAGCTATCACAATGGGTTATTCTGCTTTTGATAACTTGCCTCCTTCTTTTGCTGATTTCTTAATTGCTCACGTAGCTGCTAAAGTTGCTGAAAAAACAGAACAAAACATTTGGAAAGGTGCTACTGCTACTGCAGGTGAATTTGATGGATTTGTAACTTTGGCTACTGCTGATGCTACAGTTCTTGACGTTGCTTCTCCTGCTGCAGGTGGTGTTACTGCTGCTAACGTAATTGCTGAAATGGGCAAATTAGTAGATTTAATTCCTGCTGCATTGTACGGAAAAGAAGATTTGTACTTATACGTTTCTCAATCAGTTGCTCGTGATTATGTACGTGCTTTGGGTGGTTTTGGTGCAAGTGGTTTAGGTGCTAATGGTACTAACGCTATGGGTACTCAATGGTGGAACAATGGTTCACTTTCTTTTGACGGAATTAAAGTTTTTGTTGCAGAAGGTATGACAACTGATTATATGATGGCTGCTCAAAAATCTAACTTATATTTCGGAACAGGTTTGTTATCAGACCAAAACGAAGTTCAGTTGATTGATATGTCGCCAATCGATGGTTCACAAAACGTAAGAGTTGTAATGCGTTTTACTGCTGTAGTTCAATACGGAATCGGTAGTGAAATTGTATTATACACTCCTGCTGCATAATCATAATAAATAAACAAGAAAAGGTGGTGCAAAATACACCACCTTTTTTTTATTAATACTTAAAAAAATATAACTATGGCTTGTGATATTACACTTGGAAGATTAGAACCGTGTAAAGATGCGGTAGGTGGCTTAAAAGCTGCTTATTTTGTGAATTGGGGTGATGCTACAGGATATACTTATAACGCAACGAATACTGATGTAATCGATACAGTTACAGGTACACCTTCAGCATATAAATACGAATTAAAAGGAACGAATAGTTTTGACCAAACTATAACTTCTTCACGTGAAAACGGAACTACATTTTTTGACCAAAGCGTAAAACTTCAGTTAAAAAATATGACTCCTGCTTCACATAAACAAATCAAACTACTTGCTTATGGACGTCCACAAGTAATTGTAGAAGATAACAACGGAAACTTATTTTATTGTGGTTTAGAACACGGAATGGATGTTACCGGTGGAACTATTGTTACAGGAACTGCAATGGGCGATTTATCAGGATATACTTTAGAATTAAAAGGAATGGAACGTGTAGCAGCTAATTTTATCGGTGATGATTTAGCAGGTGCAGGATTTACTATAGTTCCGGGAACTTAATTTATTCTTACAATTTAATTAAGGGTGGCATTAGCTACCCTTTTTTATTTTAAAACAATTTCGACTTTTATTTATTATTTAATAAAAAAAAGAATGATAGTTTTAAAGGATTCTACATACACACAAAATTTTAAGTTTATGCCACGTAGTTGTAATATTACTTCTATGATATTCTTAGATGAATTAGCAAATGTAGAACACGAAATAGAAAACCCTGTACTTGTTAGAGAAAAGTATTGGATGCAATTTCAAGAAGATTTAAGCTTTGAATTTTTAGTAGATGGGCGTACATATGTTTTAACTTGTTTTGATGGCGCAAATGTCGTTTATAGAGACAAAGTAATGTGTACAAATCAATCTATTTCTACATACACAATTAATCAGGGTGTTTACGTTGCAAACGCTACATCTAATGAATTTATAATTTATGGATAATAATATATCAGTTGTTAATTTATCGGCTTATACTTCACCTGAAATTATGGAGAATAAAAAAGCTAATTACATCGAGTACGGAAGCGATAACAACTACTTTCAGTATTTAATAGATAGATTCCTTTATAGTACATCAAATGGTGCTATTATTACAGGTATTACTAATATGATATACGGTAAAGGTATTGGCGCATTAGATGCTAATAGAAAACCGAATGAGTATGCACAAATGATTTCTTTAATTAAACCTGACTGTTTAAAAAAGGTAGCATTAGAACGCAAGTTATTAGGTATGGCTGCAATGCAAGTTGTAATGGAAAAGAAGTTAGTTAAATCTATTTCTCACTTTCCTATGCATACTTTACGTGCTGAAAAATGCAACGATAAAGGCGAAATTGAAGCGTGGTATTATTTTCCTGATTGGACAAAGAAAAAGCCAAGTGAACAACCTAAACGTATTCCTGCTTTTGGATTCGGTAACGGAAACGAAGTAGAAATTTATATTGTTAAACCATATGTTTCAGGGTTTCATTATTATACACCAATAGATTATTCAGGTGCTTTGCCTTATGCTTATTTAGAAGAAACAATAGGTGATTACCTTATAAATGATATTGCAAACGGATTTAGCGGAACTAAGGTTATCAATTTCAACAATGGTATTCCTTCTGAAGAAATGCGTGATAGAATAAAACGTGATGTTCTTAGTAAAGTTACCGGTGCGCAAGGTGAAAAAGTAATTATAGCTTTTAATGCTAATGCTGAATCTAAAACTACAGTTGATGATTTACCTTTAACTGATGCACCTGCACACTACGAATATTTAAGCAAAGAATGTTTTGAAAAACTAATTGTAGGACATCGTGTTACTTCGCCTATGTTATTAGGTGTACGCACAGGTGATGGTGGATTAGGAAACAATGCAGACGAAATTAAAACTGCTACTTTGTTATTTGATAACATTGTAATTAAACCATACCAAGAAGAATTATGTTCTGCTTTAGATGAAATTTTAGCAGTTAATGGTATTTCTTTAAAATTATACTTTAGAACTATTCAGCCATTAGAATTTACTGATTTAGAAAACACTACTACACAAGAACAAGTAGCTG